ATCGACATCACGTTCAACTCGGAGTGCATCAAGCCGCGGCTGGACCTTTTCGACGAGCAGGTGACGCTGGACATCCTGCCGCTCTACGACACGGGGCTCAGGCTGGAGCACGTCAACTGCGTGCCCCGCGACCTGGATTACGACCTCAAGGAGAGGGAGAGCAACCTGAAAAACAAACTGACCGTCATCAACGAGGAGCGGGCCGGGATGGGGCTGGAGCCCGTGCCGTGGGGGGACGCGCCGTGGGTTGCCATTAACGAGATGCAGTACGGCGAGACGCTGGAGATAGACCGGCAGGACGGGAAAGACGTCTCACGCAAAGGCGCAAAGACGCAAAGGGTTGAAGCTGAAAGCTCAAAGCTGAAAGCTCAAGGCAAGGGAGAGGCGGAGGATCGGGTTCGGGTTTTGCATGAGCGGCGGGTGGCGGCGCGGTCGCGGGCGTGGGGCGCGTGGATCCGGAAGTTTTTTAAAAGACAGAGGGAGGGCGTGCTGGAGCGGCTGGAGCAGGCATATCCGCGCATCGAGGGCGCCACGGCCGGCATGAGCCGGAAAAAGGCGGAGGAGTGGCTGGCGGCCCACAAGGATTTGACGGACCAGATCAACATCAACCTGGCGGAGAGCAACAGGGAGCTGGCGGAGGGCTCGACGGCGTACATCGAGGGGGCGCTCATGGCGGGGGGCGAGGAGGCCCTGGCGTTCGTGGGCTCGGACGCGGTGTTCGACCTTTTCAGCCCGCAGGTGCGGACCTGGCTGGCGGAGAAGCGGACCATCCTGGAGCGGGTCAACAGGACCACGTACAACCAGCTCAACGCCCAGCTCGTGGAGGGGTTCCAGTCGGGCGAGACGATGGAGGCGATCGCGGACAGGGTCGGGCAGGTGTTCGACCACGCGGAGCGGTACAGGAGCGTGCGGATCGCGCAGACAGAGACCAACTCGGCCGCGAACAGGGGCACGCTCGAAGGTTACAGGCAGTCGGGGGTTGTGGAGAGGAAAACGTGGGTCGCCGGGCCTGGGGCCAGGGAGACGCACGCGGCGGCGGCGGCGACCTATTCGGGGGACGGGGCCATACCCCTGGACCAGGATTTCCTGGTGGGAGAGGGCAGCGGCCCGGCGCCGGGGAGCATCGGGGTGGCGGCCGAGGACATCAACTGCCGGTGCACGATCGTGCCGGTGGTGCGGAGAGACTGAAAACGAAATGAGCCTCACGCAAAGGCGCAAAGAACGCGGAGAAAAGATGTTTAGCCGCAAAAAGGCGCAAGAGGTCAAAAACAAAAGGCAATAGGACACGGATTTTCGCGGATCAACGCGGATAAGGAGGAGGGTCATGGCGAGGACATTCAAGGCGGTGCCGGTTGAGATCAAGGAGGTGGACGAGGAGCAGAGGTCGTTCCTGGCGGTGGCGTCCACCGAGGATATAGACACGGACAACGACCGCATCATGGCGGACGGGTGGAACCTGGATAATTTCAAGACGAACCCGGTGGTGCCCTGGGCGCACCGCTACGGCGACCCTCCGGTAGCGCAGGCAACGGACGTGTTCGTGGACCGGGGCAAGCTCATGTTCCGGCCCAAGTTCGCCACGGCGGACGAGTACCCGTTTGCGGACACGATCTTCAAGCTCTACAAGGGCGGGTTCCTGCGCACGTTCTCGGTGGGCTTCGACCCGAAGCGGTACGAGATCGTGGAGCGCGAGAAGGGCCGGAGGGGCTACGACTTCCTGGAGCAGGAGCTGTGGGAGATCTCGGCGTGCACCGTGCCCTCGAATCCGAACGCCCTGGTGGCGGCAAAGACAAAGGGCGTCATCGGGGAGGAGGAGTTCGAGGAGGCGGAGAAGGCGTTTGAAGCTGGAAAAAAAGAGGTCTCTCGCAAAGACGCAAAGGACGCAAAGGAGGAAGAGGTCGAAGCTGAAGGCTCAATTACCGTTACGGTTGAAAATCAGGCTGAGACGGTGACGCTGGATCCCAATACTCCGGGGCCGGACGCGGGGAAGACGGCGACGGAGAAGCGGCTGGAGGCGCTGGAGGACATGGCCCAGGGGATGGGGTTCGGCGAATTGAAAGAGGAGATCGCGGCCCTGCGGGAGGAGATTGCGGGGCTGAGGGAAGCTCAAAGCTCAAGGCTCAAGGCTGAAAGCGAGGAAGATGAACCCGAACCGGAAGGAGCTGAAAGCGAAGAACACGAGAAGGCGGAAACCCTTTCCCTCTCGAAGGCGGAGGTGGTCGAGGCACTGGGCGAAGTGCTGGACAAGAGCCTGGGCAGGAAGCTCGACGGGATCATCAAACAAAAACTGAACGCGGCGCTCGGCATCGTCGAGTGACACGCGATTAAGGAGGACCCGTAAATGGAAAGAGCGGAAATGCTGCAAGTGATGGAGGAGGTGCTCGACACGAAGCTGAACGAAGACGCCTTCGGACCCGTCATCGAGGAGAAGCTGGAGAAATACCTGCTGCCCGTCAAGAGGGCGGACGTGCTCATCGGCGAGCAGGTGCAGGAAAAAGAACCGGAGAAGGTCACGTTCAGCCAGTTCCTGGGCGACGTGCGCAGGGCAGCGGGCGGGGCCAGGCTGGGCGAGAAGCTCAAGTTCATGGACCCGGAGCAGCTCATCAAGGCGGACACGGGCATCAACCCGGAGAGGGTGCCGGCGGAGATCCGCAAAGACCTCTACGAGGGCACGGCGGCCTCGGGCGGCTACCTGGTGCCCACGGAGGAAAGCCGGCAGCTCATCAACACGGCCGCCGAGAACTTCAGCGTGGTGCCGGGGCTCTGCAGGCAGGTGCCCATGACGACGCACCAGATTACGTTCCCGACCCTGACCAGCGGGCTCACGGCCTACTGGATCCCCGAGGCCACGAGCACCCTGGGCTCCAGCGTGGACGGCACGGGGCAGTCATCGGGCGAGAAGATCCAGAGCGACATCACGCTCGGGCAGATGACGATCACGGCCTTCGTCTGCGCGGTCAAGGTGGTGGTCTCGAACCAGCTCCTGGACGACAGCGACCCGGCTATCGACGCGATCCTGCGCGTACTCTTCGCAGAGACTTTGGGGGACGCCTGGGACGACGCGTGCCTCACGGGGGCAGGCTCGGCAACGGACCCGATCACGGGGCTGGACTCGCTTATCACAACGAACGTGCTGGCGGCGGGCGCGGTCTTCAACTTCGACGATATAGTGGACCTGATCTTCGGAAGTCTGGAGCAGGACAGCAAATGCTACCCGCACATCATCGGCCACACCAAGGCGGAAAAGGTCATAATGAAGGTGAAGGACAACGACGGCCAGTACATCTACAAAAAGCCGCGCGAGGCGGCGGGCGTGCCGGACGTCTGGGGTCACCCCTATCACAGGGACGGAAACGTTTCCATAACCCTGGGTTCGGGCGCGGACACCAAGCTCTACGGGGGCGACTTCGGGCGGCACGGGTTCGCGGGCCGAAGGCTCGGCCTGACCGTGGCCACGAACCCCTTCGGCGAGCCCTACTTCAGCTTCAACCAGACCGCGTTCCGCGCGGAGTTCCGCGTGGGGTTCACGGTGGATGCGGAGAAATACTTCTCCTCGCTGAGCGGGGTGCCCACCTCTTAGGCGCTTCGCGCCAGAGGGCGGACGACGGACGACCCGGCTTCGCCCTTGAGGGCTACGCCGAGGCAAGCAGATGACAGCAAAAAAGGAGGACGGATAATGAGACGAATGATTTCACGGATGGGGCTGATCGCGCTGATCGCGGTTTTTCTGGTGGGGGTTTTCATGCCCATGCAGGCGGCGGCGGCGGACAGCATTTTCTGCAAGTCCATGACGGGCACGACCACGGGGGCGACCATCGGGTTCGGCTATACCTACGGGGCCTACGTGGCGATCGCGGGGGACAACAACAGCCAGGTGGTGGTGACGAGCCTCTCGGGTACGGCGGACAACGCCGCGACCACGTGCAACGCGTACATCTACGACAAGGAAAACGAGGCCACGGTGAACAGCTCCTCCAGCTCGGGGGGCCAGGAGATCGGGATCGCCAGCGGGGGCGCGAGCATTGACGCGAGCGACATCATCGTGCTTCAGAATCCCGCAGGGGACGTAGTTTACGTGGAGACCGTCGCGAGTACGGGGGCTACGACCATCGCGATCGCCGGGGTGCTGGACGGGGCGATCACGAGCGGGTGGAAGGTCTACGAGATGGAGAAGATCGCCGAGGTGCCCGTGGGCAACGCAACCAAGAGCTACGAGAGCGACGTGGCCGTGGTGGCGGGCACCAAGGACAGCCCGGTCCTGATCTTTCTGGGCGGCGTGGCGTCCTGCTCGATCAACTTCGCGTCGGGGCATTATAAGTAGCAGTGACGAGTGACGAGTGACGAGTAAACAGTGAATAGCGAGGCCGCCCTTCCCTTCGGGGGCGGGCGGCCCTTTAAAAGGAGGATTTGACATGCTGATCGTTGCGAAGGAGAGATTCAACGGGCGGGACGCGGGCGCCGTGTTCGAGGCGGCGGAAGCGGACGCGGAGAAGTGGGCCGGGATGAATCTCTGCCGCGAGGCCACGGAGGAGGAGGCCGGGGAATACGAGGCGGAAAGAGAGGCCCGCAGAAAGGCGGCGGCCGGTTTGACGGCAGACCCGGCTTCGCCTGAAGGCTCCGCCGGGGCAAGCGGAGGACAGGGGACGGAAGTCAGCGCGGAAGAGATCATGGCAGCCGCGCAGATGGCGGTCGATGCGGGTGACGTGACCGCCAATGGCAAGCCCACGGTCGAGGCGATCGAGGCCCTGCTTGAAAAGCCCATAACAGCGGCCCAGAGGGATGAGGCCTGGGAGAGGATGAATGCGGATCCGGCGGGCGAAAAAGAAGAAGAGTAAAAAGGATCTGGAACGGCCGCCCCGGGACAAAATGGTGCGGGGCGGGCAGGCGGTAAAAAAGTAAATCCACCACAGAGACGCAGAGGACGCAGAGGTTTTAATGGCAAAATACAAAAACATAAAAACGTACGGGCTTTTCGCGCTGATCTTCGTGGTGGTGGAGGGTGGTGTGCCCGGGTTTCAGGCCCCGGACGGGCATAATTTCATGGCCTATTACCTGCTCGCGTGCGCCGGGGTGTTCTTCGTGCCCGTGCCGAACGCGCTGCGCGTCTTCGTGCTCGCGTGCGCGGCGAGCTGCGCCTGGCTCATGTTCATGGTGGCGAACGTGCAGCCCAAGGAGATGAGCCTCGGGTTTCTCAAGCTCTACCTCTCGGCGAACTCCGACTTCCAGTTCGTACTGCTCTTTATGGCGCTCTACACGATGGTGAAGGCCGCGGGGATCCGGATGGAGAAGTGGCTCGACTTCTGCTGCGTCCTGGCGCTGGTCGAGGTGTTCAGGCTGTCGTGCCAGCGCCTGGGGTGGGACCCTTTCTTTTCGCCCATGAACCAGAGCGTCACGATCCTCGACGGGGCCGGGGGCCAGGGGAACATCGGCTGGACCGGGATGGTGCTGGCCGCCTGCGCCATAGGTTTCTGCCGGGGGCGGCTCTGGTTCGGGCTGATCCCGGTCGGGTTCGCGCTGGTGACGCTCAAATCGGCCACTCCCGCGATCGCAGCGGCGGGGGCCGTAGCAACCCTCGCGTTTTTCAGGTTTCGCGGCACGGCTCGGCTCTGCGTCGTGCTGTGGGCCTGTTTCGCGGTCATCCTTTACCTGCTCTACGATCCGGGCGACTCGTCCAGGTTCGCGAACTGGGCGCGGGGGTTCGACCTGAGCTACCAGGGCCGGGAGTCGTGGGTGCTGGGCTACGGCCTGGGCACATGGATCTTCCTCTTTCCGGAGCTTGGGACGACGTTCCACCGGGCGCACTGTGAGCCGCTCCAGGTGTTTTTCGAGCTGGGGTTCTGCGGGGTCCTGGCCATGCTGCTCTATTTCAGGTGGGCGATTCTGCGAACGGTACGGGCCATAGGCAAGGATGGGTCGCCCTGGCTGCCGCACGCGGCCGGGGGGCTGGCGGCGGTAACGCTCTGCGCTCTCGGGAATTTTCCGTTCCACCTGGCGGGGGTGGCGGCGGTGTGCGTTCCCATGATGGCGATGTTCGACAGGGAAACCGATGGGACATCGCGCAAAGGCGCAAAGGTGCAAAGAAAAGATTTATCAGGGTTAAAAAATCGGCGTGAGGTGAAATCATGAGTGTCGGGACTTATGCTTTGACGAGCCTGGCGGCGCTGACCGAGTACATGGGGATCACGGTGGGAGACCACGACGTGCTCCTGGAGAACACCATCGACCGGGTGACGGCGCTCTTCGAGGACGCGACGCGGCGCAAGCTGCTGGCGCGGGATTACAGCTACGACAGCGACTCTGACGCTTACGACGCGGAGAACGCCATCCTGGACGGCAACGGGAGGGATGCCATCCTCCTGCCCCAGTACCCGATCCAGTCCGTCACCACGCTCAGGGTCAACGAGTACGAGATTGACGCGAGGGACAGCCTCACCGGGTGCGGGTACGTGATCCGCAAGGACCGGGGCGAGATCGTGCTGGCCTGCTACCTCTTCACCAAGGGCCTGCAAAATATCGAGCTGGAGCACAACTCCGGGTTTTCGAGCGTGCCCGCGGACCTGGAGGACGCGGCGCTCAAGCAGTGCGCCTGGGCCTTCAAGCAGAGCCCGGCCGGGAGCAACCTGCTGGGCGTTGCCGCCAAGAACCTGGCGGATGGGAGCGTGAGCTATACGCAGAAGGAGCTCCTGCCGGAGGTGCGGACAACGCTGGAGAGATATAAGAAGCGCTTCGCGCTTTAGTCTCACGCAAAGGCCCGGCGTCGCCCTATCGGGCTATGCCGCGGCAAGCAGCAAAGAACGCGGAGAAAAGATGTTTAGCCGCAAAAAGGCGCAAGAGGGCGCAGAGAGTTGAAAGACCAAAAACAAAAGACAGGCATCACGCAAAGGCGCAAAGGCGCAAAGAAAAGAAAATTTGGGGGTTAGAAAAATGAAAAATAAAAAACTTTGCGTTCTTTGCGGCTTTGCGTGAGGCGATCTTTTATGAAGGCATTTCTCAAATTAAGTGACAGATCGAGGCGGATGCTGCGGCGGATGCCGGACGCGGCCGTGCCGGCGCTTGCCAAGGGGATGCGGCAGGCCATGATCATGGCCGAGGGCACGGCAAGGGGCGAGTACCTCTCGGGCAGGGCGCTCAAGCGGCGCACGGGCAGGCTCAGGGGGTCGATCACGCACGACGTCAGGATCAGCGGCGACAAGGTCACGGGCAGGATCGGGTCCAGGGTCATCTACGCGCGGATCCACGAGCTGGGCGGCGAGATCGTCCCCAGGCAGGCCAAGGCCCTGCGGTTCCACATTCCGGGCGTGGGCTGGCGCACGGCCAAGCGCGTGCGCATACCGGCGCGGCCCTTCCTGCGGCCGTCGATCGAGGATAACCTGGACGACATAACGCGCGTGCTGGCAAAGAGGGTCGAGGAGGCGTTCGAGAATGTCGGTTAGCTCCACACGCAAGACAATACTGGACGCGCTCAAGGAGCGCCTGGAAGGGATCACGCGGGCGAACGGATACCAGATTAATATCGGCCAGGTGGAGAGGGGGATCCACCTGGCGGACGACCTGCCGAACCGGCCGGCGCTGTGTTTTTGGAACGACAAGGGGCCGAAAACGGAGCTGGCCGGGGAGCAGTGCGAGAGGACGCTCCACTGCTGGCTCTGGGGCTACGCGAAGGTGCAGCCGGGAGACTACGACGAGCTGGACGCCCTGGCCGCGGACGCGGAGGAGCGGATCAACGAGTGGTTCGACGACGGGTGGCCATCGGGCGTCGTCGGGCTGAGCGTGACGAACGCCACCTATTACGAGGGCGGGGCATCGGATCCCCTGGGCATGTGCGAGATGGAGGTGGAGATCACCTACCAGTATGACCGGGCTTCGCCCTGACGAGGCAAACAAACGACGGAGGGACGGCAATGTATAAGCTGAGACAGGGGCAGGAGAGTTTTCAGGTCGTGGACGGCCCGTTCGAGGGGCGGCAGTACGCAAGGGGCCGGTTGTACCGGGAGGTGCCGGCGGCTTACAGGAGCAGGTTCGAGACGGTGCAGGGCGAAAGCCCGGAACCGAAAGCCCGGAGCGCACGGGCGGACGCCGGGAAAAAGGCGGCAAGCCCGAAGCCGAAAGTCAAATAAAGGAGGATTGAGCCATGAGGAGTTTTCACGCGACGCACAACCTGGTCTCGGTCTCGGCCAACAGCAAGGAGACCGCGATCAACACGGCGCAGACCCTGGACACCACCATGCTCTGCGACCTGGGCGACTGCATCAACCTGGTCCCGCGGCGGGAGAGCAACGCGGACGAGGCTACGGGCTACGAGGAGCCGGACAGGGTCTACGACCTGGGCAACAAGGCCGAGGCCTCGTTGAATTTCAGCAAGGCCCAGCCCCAGCACTTCGCGCTCCTCATGGCATACGGCCTGGGGGACCCGTGCGTGGTGGCGGCGGGCACGGGTTATGAGCACACGTTGCGGCCCATCGACGGCGAGCAGGACGACGACAGGAGCAACCCCTCTTTCACCGCGGCCCAGCGCTACGGCAAGACCGTGCTCAAGCGGCGGTACGCGAGCATGTTCGTGGACGGGTTTTCGGCCACGTTCGCGGCGGACGAGTGGTGCAAGATCTCGGGCGAGATCAAGGGGACCGGCCTGGTGGTGGACAATATCACGGAGGAGTCGATCACCGAGGCGGACGATTCGACCACGCTGACGCTGGCTGCCAACGCGGTGGAGGGGTCCACCGCGGCCGAGCGGCTGGAGAACGTGCAGCGGATCCGGGTCGAGCTTGCGAGCGGCGAGTGGACGGAGGTCGCCTACTCGGCCGTGAGTTCGGCAACGCCCGCGGTCATCACAATCACCGCGCCGGGCACGTCCGGAAATGACAAGACCTACAAGGTGCTCTACATTGCGGCCGAGTCGGGCTGGATGAGCCTGCCGGCCCGCGT